TCATTACTAAACCTAGATCTTACTTTGGCAGGCAAGGCACCAAAAACCCCCTTAGCTTGCGACACCTGCTCAATAGCAGTACGGTAGTCGCTTACAACGGAAAAATCTCCAAATTGACCGCCTACGTAAGAATTAAACTTAGTCAAATAATCAGCACTCATAACTTTCTTAAATCTCTTCATAATAAGATTTATATCACACTCAGCCTTAAAAGACTGCTTAGTCCTTGAAGGTTGATTAAAATACTTCTTAGTTTTTACAGACATAGACATAACACAACTCCAATTTATTTTTTAAAACGATCCAAAATTCGCAATGGATTCAAAGTATCAACCCATTTACGATACATTTCAGACTGATTAACCTTTGCATCAATAATAGACTTAGCAGTATTAGCTTGAGTAAAATTAATATTCTCTCTAGCCAAATCAGTCTCAGCAGCATTCTTATGAGATTGAGTCTCAGCAGATAAAGACTGATTCTTTATCAGCTTATTAGTCTCTTTCATATTATCTAATTCAGCAGAAAGACGCTTAGCATCCATAGCAGAACTAACAGCACCACTCAATTCATTAGTCATTTGAGCAGTAGCACCAGAAGGAGACGAAGCCCCCCCCTGATTATACGCCAAAATAGGATTCAAACCAGCAGCAGACATATCTTGCATCGAACGCTGATAAGCAGTATTAGACATACGCTCTTGAAACGCCATTTGTTCACGAGCCATTTTTCTATTAGACTTATTAGCCTCATGAGCACCAAGATAATTCAAAGCACCCGAAAAAAGACCACCAACATCAAAATTCATAAAAATCCTTAAAAATGATCAACAAGACCGGGAACACTATAAACAGGCATAGGCCGAGCACATTTATAATTAAAAAAACCATCAAACAAAAAATGAGGCTCAGAAGGAACAGCAAGAACACGATCCATAGGAGCATCTTCAATGATAAATTCTGAATTCAAAACAGGCAAAGAACCAAAATCCTGAGCAAGATGCCAAGAATCAAGAGAAGAAGAAGCATTAGAACGAAACAAACCAGTAATCATAGAAGGCTTATAACGATACTCAGCAAAACGCTCTTGATAACCAAAAACCTCTTGATCAACATCAGTGCCCTGAGCATAAATTTCTTGATTCAAAACAGCTTGCTCACCAATGTGAGAAAGAGCAGGCCAATAAAAATCTAAACGAGTCTGACGACTCCACATACGCTCTAAACCTTGCTGATAATTAATATCAGCACGAACACAAACAAAGCCTAAAATAAGACAATGTTCTGTAGCAGAGTATGTAAAACCATGACCACTAGGAGCACAAACGCCGTACGCTCCAAGATTACCCAAACCGTCGTTGACAGTGGGAGACGAAGCTTGAGTTGTCTGAGCGACGGGATTGATAAGAATAGGAGTGGACCCACCACCCAAATATTCAGGTCTCTGCAAACGCATATCAGGACTGACAACACCAAAGTGACTACGAATAATTTCAGTATATCTTGTACCACCACGAGCATCCCTCTCATAAAGTTTTTGTGTTTGAAAAGCTAAACGTAAATCATTTATAGTAGCCGCTGTAGCATCAGTTAAATCAGTAATCAAACCAGTATCAGCAAAAGCATAAGCAAAATCAGAACCAGAAACACCATTCCAAAGAACAGAAGGACCAGGAAGAGGAGACGAATTATAAATATCACTAGCAATAGAAGGACTCTGATTATACGGATAAAAAGTAGGATAAGTACCATACGTAGGATCAGGAATAACAGGAGCAGTAGAACCTAAAGGTAAAGTAACATCAGGCCCTTTCTGCGGAAACGGAAGACAAGAAGTAAAATAATCGTAACGCTTACCACGACGCAACAAAACAAAATCTGAATAAGTATCAGGACCATCATCAAGAGGAACAACAACAGAATCTTGCATATTCTCATCCCTAAACCAATCATTCCAAATAAGATTATAAGCACGAAAAAACAAAGAATCTACAATCAACGAATTGATCTGCGTAGGAATACCAAAATAATCAGCAAGAGAAGCTGTAGCAGCACCTCCAGAAACGGGCATGGTAACAGTTGGTACAACATAATCTGTAGAATCTCCAGGATTAACTTGATAACCATTAAACTTCTCCCAATTATCCCAAACTAACCTATACGGCACAGAAAAGAAAAAAGACTCTAAATACATATTATCCATCAAAGGAAAAATTGGAGTAGCCATACGAGCAAAAGCATGCATATGAAGATTAAAAGTATCTCCCGGCAAAGCCTCATCAACAAAAACAGGAACAACATACCCTTCATCAAAAGTAGTCTTAACACCATGAGAACGATTAAACGTACTTCGTGGTATATTAGCTTGGGGCGATCTACTAAACGTATGTAGAGCCCGTGAATCAACTGTAGGAACCGAACCGCGCATCATAAAAAATACCTCTTAATAACTGTAAACTTCTAAACTGGGCGGGGGCCCACTGCCCCCCCCAGACCCCCCCCGTTTGGGGGGATCGCCCCCCAAACCCCGACCCTGTTTGTTGGATCGCTAACGCTCTCTAACTCCCTTCGGGACGCTTAAACTCAATAGCCACACCTAAACTAACAGGAGCAGGTAAACTCAAAACACGAGCATTAGAATCATCAAAAGAACCAAGCTCAAAAGCCGTAAAATCAGCAGGATACTTACCAATATTACACTTCGGATCATTAGCAGCCTCAGCAAACGATCGTAAAAACTCACCTTTCGACTTCATAAAAAGAGGAGGCAAATAAGCTTCAACCTTAGAATCATAAACAGAATAAATAAACAATTTCATATAACATTCCTTTCAATAATACGTATTAATTTCTTAAAACGTGCCTCTTGGCACTTCTCACGATCCAATAAACGACGAAAATTATTATCGTCTTTATCAGAAGCACGCTCAACACGTTGCTTCTTTATCTTCTCTAAAAGCACGGGATCTTCGCGCTCCAGTAACTTATCATAATACCGAGGAGGCTTACACATAGCCCCATTAACAATTAAATAGTCAGAAGGAAAACAATCACCTTTCCACTTATAAAACCAATCAGCACCTATACCGGGCTTACTACTCTGCAAACCAAACTCAGGCTCACGACCCTTATAATACTCAACAGCATTAGAACCAGTAATCTTCTTAGTACAATATCTAGCAACATAAGCAGCAGACTCAAAAGAAAGAGAACCAATACTACAAAAACCTTTACCCCAAACTTTATCCAATAAAGAAGAAGTATAAAGAGTAAAACCATTCACCGACTTCCAAACAACCTTATCAGGTAAATCAAAATTAAACATACATGAGTGATAATGAGGACGACCAAACTGCTCTCCATACTCCCCACACATATAATACCTGATACGAATATCAGAAAATTTCTGACGCAATTTCTTCATAAATAACGGAAACTCATCTTTAACCAAAGAACCGTCCAAAGGCACAGTATCCGGACGATAAGTTAAAGTCAAAAAACAATTATCTTCATACAAAGAAGCCTCATGCATACAACGAACAGCCCATTGACGCGAACGCTCTAAACGACAACCCATACACTTGCCACACGGCAAAGCTAAATTATCAGGCAAATTCACAGGATTACCTTTACAAAAAGATTCAGCCGAAACATTACTAAAACGCAAATCTTTCTTTCCATCCTGACGGACAAAAAAAGAAGCTTGCAAAGGATGATAACATGGCATATAATAAACGAACCTTAATGCAAAATCAGGGTACAAATAGGAAGGTTGCTACCAACAACCTTCCTAATCTTACAATCTAAAACCACCACGCATAGGAGTAGCATGAACATTTTTAGGATGAACATACTGAGCAGTTCTAGAAAACAATTTCTTACTACTCTTCTTAGACATTTTATAACGCTTACTCATAACAAACTCCATAATTAAACAACAATAACTGACACATATAACAACACTGACGAGTTTCAAGAAACTCACAACAACGCAAAAACAACTCAACAAAACAAAGCTTTTTCATACCAAAAACCTCAAACCAAAAACAGACGACAATTACAAATAATATGTCACCTGGCACATTTACATCAAGTAGAATAAATGTGCCAAGTGAAAATCAAGCGGATTTCACCGCATCTTTTCCATCAATTTTGCTAGGCGCATCTTGTACAGGCGCACGCTTAGTAGCTAAACCAAGAGAAACCATCTCATCAAAATTTCTAGGATCATGACAAAAATC